TTGCCCCATTCTTGCATAAACTTTACTGTTCTTTCTAATGCTGGTTCAACTGGTTCTGTTAATAATTTACTTTTAAGATACAAGTCATAAGTTGCTTCAAAGCACCATTCATCTATTTTAACTCTTTGAGTTATTAACCAATCAATATATGTGTCTGCTTCTATTATTGTTCTACCAATAACATAACGACCAAATTTGACAAATGCAATATAATAAGGTGACTTTGAAAATTGTTCATACGTTTTATCTTTAGTTGCACCTTGTGATAATTGAAAAAATCTATTGTATGCTAAAAATCCAACCTGCACACCTTTTTCGTATCCTTGTAAATGTCTTCGTCTTTGTTCACATACGTGAACTAAAAGTGTTTTTTCACGTGTAAACCCTTTACCACAATGTTCACATTCGTACATATTATCTGAGTTTAATCTGTTTGTCATCTTGTCCAAAATCTTTTGCTAATTCTTTTAATTCTTTTTTATCGTTAATTTCTGCTAGTGTTTCTATATCATCTAATTTCATGTTTTCATATAACTGTGATAATAGTTTTTGTTTATCATTGTTTCCAGTTTTCTTTTTTGATCCTAACCATGGATGAAATTGTGCTTGTTCAACTCCACACATTGCAGTTAACATCCACGCAAATTTTTTATATTTCGATATAGTCCATAGATGTTTATTAACACATTCATTAATAGTTTCAATGTAATGCTCTTGCATCCAAAGTGGTCCTTTTACAGATGCAATATATTTCATAAACAAGAATGGTGAATATAATTTTTGATCTTCTTCTGACATATTGTCGTAATAATTTTTATCACGCAAATCAATTGCTTTCAAAGTCTTTTTTAAATCTAAAAATTTATTTGCCAAATCTTTTCACCTTTACACTACTACCTGGTTCTCTTTGATGATATTCATCTCCGCCCAGTCCCCGACGTATAATTTTTATTTTACCACCTTTTTTTAAAAACTTTTTCACTGCGTTATCAATTTCTTCTTTATCTTTAGTTCTTGAATATTGCTCATCACTTGTCATGTTTTAAAATATCTTTCCATAGTCAATAACTTCACATTGTTTTGATATTTCCTTAATGAAATATACGCATGGAGGATTTTCAGTATTAGTTAATGGGGTGCATAATAATTGACTAGGTTTAGTTTTTGGAAAATACCATTTAACTTCTGAATATACGTTAATAATATCAATCTCAGGCCATTCTACCAAATAAGTGCTGAGAGGATTAAAACTAAATGCGTGAAAATCTCTTGAGTTTAAACTTGTTATTGGTAGTACTTCAACATCACCTGCTTCATGATCACCTACTGCTACGCACCAATCTAATGGCATTTGTATTTTGTGTTTACCTATTTGTAATACAGCCACCGGAGCAGAAAATGATTCTAAGAACACTAATGGTATAAAAAAGAAATCTGGATTGGTAGTATCACTGTTATCAAGAACTGAGAATCTCATATCCTCATCAATTTCATCTTGTAAACTGTTAATTGCCATGCCTTGATTTTCTACTGTTAATATTTGCATTAATTCTCTTTCTTTATTATAGTATAAGGGTATTGTGCTTCTTTGTAAAACTTTTTTCTGGCAGTAAGATGTCTTTTTGCAAATTTGGCTGTTGACGTAATATCCCAAATTTGTACAAATTCTTTGTCCTGTGCTTTTCGTATTCCTCTACCAATTGATTGTATTACTCGCACAAACGATTTACCAGGTTCAATTAATACTAAATTAAAAATTCTTGGAATGTTTATCCCCACTGATGCAACTCCATATGTAGCAATAATTATTTTATCTGCAGAAGTTTTGATGTCATCATAATGATCTTTTCTGTCATCAACTTTTGTTTTGCCACTTATAAAAACTGCGTCAGCAATTAGTTCTTCAAGTAGTTCACCTGACTTAATAAGGTTAACCAAGACAAAAGTATTTCCAGAAAGTGCTATATTTTTAATTTCATTTGCTACAAATTTCATTCTTACTTTTGTTGTTGTTAGGTATTTTTGTTCTTCTAGGTATGTTTTGTATGCTACAAAGTCTTCTGTCTGTATAATGTTTACATGACAGTTTGCTAATATACCTTTGTCTTGCAGTTCAGAAGCACTTATTCTATGTTCTACTTGTCCTATGCTTACAGTTAATGCTTTTTGATTATAGTCTTCTTTAGGTACAGTACCTGTTAGTCCCCAACGAATTGAACAATGAGCAAATGGACCTGTTAGTAATTGCTTTAATACATCTGCTTTAGCCATATGTACTTCATCAACTATTACACACCCTACGTCTTGTGCAAATTCATCTATAGTAGTATGAGCAACCCCATCTTTAGATGCTTTCATCAAATTATTTAATGATTGCCATGTGCAAATTGTATGTGTTCTATTTAATTGCTTTCTATCTCCAAAATATACGCCAACGTCTATACCAATGTTTTTATAGTCTTCTTCTGTTTGTGTTACTAATGATTTATTTGGTACAATAACAATAGTACGTCCATATGGCTCACATAGTTTTGATAATGTTGCAGTAACAATTGTCTTGCCTGCTCCTGTGGCTATTTCTTGTATACTTTGTGGTGCGTGTAAAAATTTATTAATAACTTCTACTTGATAGTCTCGTAATTCAATTGGTTGTCCTTGGTGTGTATGCCCAATCGGCCATTTTTTATTTGACAAATGATTTTTATTAATTTCATCAAATGCTAGATTAAGTGGTGGACGTTCATCCGATAAATTAATATCATATCCTGCAGATTCTAGTATTGGTAAAACTTCAGGTAGTAAGTTAACAAATGTTTGACCACCCATTGAAAAGAAACTAACGCAACCATCCCAACGACCAAGTCTAACTGCCGGCATAAACCTTGCACCTGGTATTTCGTATTTAAATTTGTTTGCTAATTTACGTCTAGTGGTAAGTTCAAGACGATTTATTTTGACATTTACTTCATCTTTTATAATAATGTCACACGATGCCATATCGCTATTTTAACACGTCTTGTAAAAAATGTCTAATGGATAGTTTGTCCTTCTGGATTGTTGATATCAGCTTCTTCTAATAATCCTCGGTCAACTTGATCACCAACTTCATACATAAGTCCTGCTGTTGCGTCTTTACCAAGGTCTGCTTTATATAAAATTAATGCTACTTTTAAAACTGTACCTGCAATTACTAATCTATCTGTTGTGTCTTTCATTTCTTTTAGTAATGGTTCGATAGTATCAAGTAATCTAGTTTCAAGGTCGATTACTTTCTTTTCGCTTATATTATGTTTTAGTTTCTGGTTTTTCAGACTCTTCAATTTTATTATCTTCATTATCATCCTCCTCCTGTTTCTCTATTGGCATTCCGCCATTATCAAACCATCTACCATCTTTAGTAACATACATGGTTTGCCAAAAACTAGTATCATCTGGTTTATTGTGGTGTTTTCTTTTAGTACTTATCGCACCTACATATATGGTTCCATCTTCTTGGATTAGTCTCATTGAGTTTCCACTACCATAAATCCTATCTATAAATCGACCATTAATTTTATTGCTGGCCGGTCTTTGATCAAATTTTTCTTCTAGAAATAATTGCTTATCTGATTTACCTGCTGGCGGTGTAGTGGGTACTTTTCTGCGTTTTCTTCTAGCCATCATTTAAGTCCTTCTATTAAACTAACAATAAGTCGAAAATCATCTTCAAGTAGTTTGTATACAGATGGATTTAAATTCTTTTTAGAAGTCTCTAGAATTCGTTTTAGTACACCTGCTTGATTAACAAATTTTAAAAATACACTACTGTCTTTTACTAATTTATTTTTTTCTTCTAAATCTTCTAACAATCCATTTAAATCATCTTTGGCTCCTTCAACACCATAAGCATTTTTAGGATCTTCAAGTTGAGTTTGAATAGAATATAATTTATCTAATACTTGTTCGTTTCTCATCATAATGCTGGATTTTCCATATGATCAAGATTTACTACTCTAGAATAGTCTCCTAATACTTCATAGGTAATTCTTCCTGGTAATCCTTTTATAAACTTTTTTAACTCGTCTTGATCAAAAGTTTGATCCATCAACTCTATGCGTGGATAATTTATTAATTTAACTATTTTGAAAATTTTGGCCGCTCCTGGCCATTTTGTTATATCTTTTATTACTATCTTTGATGTCATATGCATCTCCTTTTAAAAGGGCGACATAAGCCGCCCATAATGAATATTCAGTTATGCGGCTTCTTCGTCGGTAACTGTTTGTTCTTCTATTACTTCCTCCACAACAGGTGTAACAAGTTCCGCCAAAGCATTAGCACTAACTTTTGCATTAACTTTGGTTGGAACACCAGTCCAACGGCTAATATAGCCATCGGATAAGATTTTAAATGATCCAGCAAGTTTAGTATTACCTTCTGCATCAAATTTATGTACAACACCAGTAATAGAGCCATCGACTCTTGTTCTACCAGTAATTGCTTTATAT